GTCATCCTTCGTTTTGTTTCGATCTTCTTTAAATCTTCGCGGTTGAATGATTTTCCAAAAACGCCATATAAACTAATAAGACCATTTGATTTTACTTCAATAACTTTGAATTTAATTCCTTCAACGATAGATGACTTATTGAAGTTATGGTATTGAACTCCACTAGCGCAACAAGGATAACATGAAGTATCAATAATCCTTGTTAACCCATTAGTATTCACAATTGACACTAAATCGCCTACTTTCAAATTGCTCATTTTTTGTTCATTATTTTCAATGAATTCACATAACTCTTCTGGTGAAAATTCATAGTTATAATCAAGAGTTATTCTATAACCATTCTTATCTGAATATGAAATTTCAGTTACAATATTATTATGATAGCTATGGTTTACTTAAACTTTCTTTCCTAATGCAATATTCAAATCTTCCCAATGTATCGCTTTGTATGCCTGTAATACTCAGCGATAACCCATAGAATGACGCATTGGGACATCATCTTACTTATGTATTTTTGCAGTTCATAAGCGGGATTTAAAATGGAAGATCATCAGGATCATTGGGATTATAAGGGCTATTAGAAGTTGAATTACTTTGCTGATTCGATCCCTGATTCGATTGCCCGCCATCACTAGGCTTAGACCCGCACAACTGCAATTGATTCACGACAATCTCAGTAATGTATTTCTTTTGATCACATTCATCCCATGACCTCTGAGTAATCTTTCCGGTAACATGAACAGAAGTTCCTTTCTTAACATACTTTTCAACGATCCCAGAAAGAGGCTCATTGCAAACAATGTTATGCCATTCTGTTTTCTCTTTCTTTTCGCCTGTTTTTTTATCATTCCAAGTTTCGGAAGTAGCGATAGAAAACTGAGCTTGCTTTTTTCCGTCATTCCAAACTTTGATTACTGGATCTTTTCCAGCGTTGCCCATTAAGATTGCCATATTTACAGATGCCATATTTATTATTCCTTCTTTGTTTCAACTGCATAAAATATACAATAACTATATATTTATTTCAAGTGAATTCTATTAAATAATCTTCGTATAAAATATGAACGAACTATTGACACGAGTGTGAATAGAAATCCTATTTGCAGATTATCCTTTATACTCACATGGAATCCAAACATAGGCATGATAACAAGATTCGCTAAAAAGGAAATCCAGTATCCTATCGCAATATTTATGAACGATTCAAATAGACTTTGCTTTTTTGTCTGCATTAGATTACTCGTTCGATTATGATTAGATGCGATGCGAAAATGAATAGGATAAATACTAACATCATTATTCCAGTGCAGGAATGAATAGATTTATTATTCGTTTTTGATAAATACTTTATCTTTCATTACTCCTTTTCGATTCGAAATCACATTGAATGCAGATTCAAGACATGAAACTAAATTTAGTCCTGAAAGTTCAGATGCAATAATTAGAGTGACAATCGTATCGCCTAGTCCATCAATCAAATCATCTCGGTTATTTTTAAGGACTGCCCGCGCAGTTTCTCCAAGCTCTTCCATTGTCTTCAATAGTTGCGTTTTTGTATCGCTTGAATCCATGATACCGCGAAGTTCTGCCCATGATACGATTTCAGTTTGTAACTGTTCAAATGTCATTTTCTTTATCCTTTAAAAACCCATCCACATCGCTGACTACACTCTTGTAATAAGCAATAATTTCAGGATAATCTTTGTTCATTTCTAACTTTGTATGTGATCGAATCTTTGAGTAAGATTCCCATTTCTTGATCTTCTTCAAGATAATTGTATCATTTACAGATTCTGCATAAGTTTTCAAAATATGATATGCGTCGAACATATCATGCAGAATTATCATACTTTGGTTTCGTTTATTTGCTCTGTTCATCTTATAAGATCCACTCCCCAGTTCTTGCCCTGTGCAAATAGTTCTCGGATTTCTCAAGTTCTTTCTTCCAGTCCTCGCCTTTCTTAGTTCCTACACGACCTAGATAACGTGCAGCTTGGGCAATATTAAACCTAGATTCAGGCGGAACTTCTAGAGCCGTTTTCATAATCTGCTCACAAAACAAAATAGGCTCAATATCTTTTGATTTGTAATGTTCATCATGGGGGTTAAAATCACTCATGCCAATCCTTTATATGAATAGTTCTTAAACTGATATTGTAAATCAAGATCAGTTATAACGCATAAATCCTTATTGTAACAAATTAGGCATTGATCTTTTTTACCTTTGCAATCTTCGCATCGAGTATCATCTTCTTTCATTAAAACTCACTTATATTTGAATACGTATGTCTTAAATGTATATGCTGAATTGATGACCATGACATCTTAAATTTAACCGCCATACGACCTATGAATTTTTTATTTAGTTCGCACTTTGCGCGAATTTCTCGAACTTGTGATTCATCTAGTCGTTGGCGGGATTTAACGGAACGTGACGGCATTATTCAATTCCTGCAAATAGATCTTGATTCGCGTATGAACAAGCATTTTTCAAGTTTTGTACTGCTTGTTTAAAATACGATTCTTTTAACTCACATCCAATAAACTTACGTCCCATTTTTACTGAGCAATGACCTTCTGATCCGATCCCCATGAATGGACTAAATACAGTATCGTTTGGCATTGACCAAAGTTGCAAAGCTCTTTCAATTACATCTAACTGTAATGGGCAAATATGGCGCTCATCCTTTTCTTCTCGTGCAGATTCTTTTTGTAAAGTACGACTTGGATTAATATCCATCCATACTGGGCTTGCATATCGTTGCCAAATATCGATGCTCTCACGCATCTCATTACGGTTCCATTTCTCTACTGATTCTGGATTAGGTGGATTAATTCCAACATAATCATTAAGAATTCCTGAAATAGGAATTCCATTTTTTCCTGACTTCCGCATAGTTACAAGATAATCAGGAATTCCCTGACGGCTCATCGAGCTATCTTTTACAATGGTTTTATGTAGCAATCCAAGTGCTTTTGTTCTTTGCATTGCAGTAACTGGATCTTTCCAAATGACTACTTCACTATGGAAAATCCATCCTTCTGAAATAAAAAGTTGGATTAGTTCGCCTCGAAAGTCTTTTAATCCAATATATCCGTCACGCGTTTTCGACGTTGGCAAGTTCATACAATGAAAGGATACCAGCCGCCCTTCCATTGTAATTCGATTCAGTTCTTTTACAATGAATCGAAAGTGATCCATAAACTGATTACCATTATCACAATTACCTAAGTCACGAGCCGAGTTTGAAAAGGTATAAAGACTTGCAAACGGTGGTGAGAAAATAGAAAACCCAATCGAGTTATCTGGAATTTCTTTAATCCGTTCAACAGTATCGCCAAGCATAGCAACCCATCCATTGCCTTTTTCGTCTTGTTCTTTGTATTCGTCTCTCATTCGTTCCGTCTTCTTTATGTTTTTAAATAGTGACATATGTTTAATCATTTCATCTTGCATCTTCTTTGCGTCTGCTTCTTTTCGCAAAAGGCTATTTGCGACTGCTCCCTCAATATCCGCTGAAATTACATGGCAGTCAACAGTATTCTTTTGACCGAAACGATAGCAACGTCTAACGGCTTGATAGAATGATTCGTAACTATGGGTAACACCGACAAATAACACATTTTTGCAGTGTTGCCAGTTCATACCAAATCCTGCAATTTTTGCTTTTGTGACTAGAACTCGTAAACTTCCATTTGTAAACTCAGATAGTTTCTGCTCTTTTTGATCTATCGAATCCGATCCTGAAACTTGTTTCGCCCCGTGGATTAATTTCTCCAAAAGATCCGATTCGGAATTTAGATCACACCAAATAAGAAAGGGCTCATCTGATTCGTTAACAATCTTTGCAGCGAGTTCACACCTGGACTTAATAGTCTCCCTGCGGGCGTTTCTCTGCTCTTCTAATGTCCTAGCCTCAAACTTGAATAACTGCCCCATAGGGGCTAGAGAATGGTCAACTTCGACAACGTGCTGAATAGTATTCAACTTTGGAAGAATAAAACCAGAATCATCATGGCCAATATCAGAAGGCTTTCGAATCATGACTGCCCATGAGCATACCCACTTCCAAAACTCATCTTCTGCGTGTCCCTTTAAAAACCATGATTGTATTTCACCGCCATCATGAAAAAAGAACTTTGCAAGCATTTCGTTTTGTGTCATGATCCCTAGGAATTCCGCATGATTTCCCAGCTCAGTGAAGTCGTTAGGACTGGGAGTTGCCGTACATGCAAGACGATACTGAGTATCTGCAAATGAATTAATAATATCATTTCGAGTCCGTCCATTTACGGATTTCAAAATAGATGATTCGTCAATTACAATACCGACGAATTCACTGCAATCGAATTTATCAAGTATCTCATAATTTGTAATTGTAATAGGATTTTCTGCAATTCCATCACGAGACTGGAATACCTCTACTCCGAATTTTTGACCTTCTCGAATTGTTTGCATAGAAACAGACAGTGGCGCAACGATTAAAACTTTTCCAAGTTTTGAGACATTAGATGCCCATTCAAGTTGCATTGCCGTTTTACCCATTCCGCAATCTGCAAAAATTGCCGAGCGTCCTTTCTTTGCTGTCCATTCGCAAATATCACGTTGGAATGGAAATAATTGATTATTGATCTGTTCGTATTCAAATCCAGATCCTTCAAAAACGATACTCTTTTCTTCTAAAAACTCTTGATAATCCATTCCTATCTTTCCTTCTTTTTAAAATAGCACATCAATAACGGTGAGAAAAATTTGAAAACTCATTACGCTATTGATGCGATTAGCTCATTTGAGCTAAATTTAAAGTTTCAAAATACTTGATTCGATAATATTTAGGTTGCTATCAATGTCAACAATGAATTTAGATGAGCAAGCCATAAAAATAATAAATTGAAAAGATAACGAAATAACTCTTATCTTATCAACAGGTGTATTCGTGATTCGAGCAAGATCCAACACGCTCATTTCAATTCCTTCGTTTAACTAACCTGAATCAAAATATATATATATATTTCACTTAGTCTAGTCTTTTTTACGAATTAGCCAAACTTTTTAGAATTTCCCTTGCTTTATCCCTTCTGTCCCTCTCAGTCTCTGCATGGGCTTTAAAAAGTTCATGAACCTTTGGGTTTACTCGCCATGCTTTCGGCTGTCCATACTCGTCTATGCGGGTCATATCGGCCGTTATCCATCCGCTATTCTGCAAAGTATCCATAACTGAGCGCGCTTCGCGGGTTTCTAGCTTTCGGTATATCTTCCAAAAGCGCATTAGGTCACGCTTTGTAACCTCATTCATCTGTCTAGCCAGGATCATTCTAGCTACTTGCCGTGACCGTTCTGTTTTTTCATCGATGTCAAGAATCGAATTGTAAAAGTAGATTGCATGGTGCAAAAGGTATTTCGTCATCAAGTTTTCAACTTTCTCAGCTGTCTCACCTGAAACAAATTCTTCTACTGGGTGAGCATCACTTGCAACGCATTCAATAGTATGATACAAAAGGCATAACCGAGCAAATAACCCTGTCCACTTACCTAGCCATGCCTTGACATGGGGAGACTCAAAAGCATCCATATACTTTTCAGATAAATATTTTACACGCAATCGCGCTTCATGCGCCTCATCTGTCAATAAAACAACATCATCACACGGTTCTAAGCTCACAAGATTTCTAAAAAGATTCGCGTATTGATCCGCTAAAATCTTATCAGTAACTTGATCTAAATCATCTTGAGCTCTAGGTGGGCAAATGATGATAAATCTTTGTAGCAATCCGTCATTTGATAGGTTCCCGCATACCTTTCTAATTGCTTCTGGCTGGATTCCACCCAATACAGAAACAGACCAGTTAGGAATAACAATAGATCCACGCATTACACGGTCAATCTGTCTACGCCCGCCATTATATGCCTCAAGCCAATGTGCTTTATCTTTTGAAGCTCCCCCGCCTGATCCCTTATAAGCATCCATAGATGCAAACCAGCCAGTAAGCTCATCATTATAGCACATAACCCCACGCTCATTATCGCGTAGAACATTTGATAATGCTTCAACTGTTGTATCTTCAACATACAATCGTTTCTGTTTTGGCTCTTTTGGTTCTGGCCCTCGGCTATCTACTTTTTTTGTTCCTTTCCATTTGTCATGTTCTTGCCGGTATTCATCCATAATCGACTCATTGCCGATATGCATTTCAATACTCATCTTCTTTACTTCGCGAATAGCACACGAGAACCCTGGACTCTTTTTAGTAGATGGATCGCCTACAATAGCGCCCCAAATACGAGCAGATTCCTTCCAAGATGTGTCGAATTTCTTAGGCTGTATTCTAATGCCATCATGGATGCATGAAGCAGAAGCAACTAGAGCACCAAGTGCAATAACTGCGTGGTTGGTTCCAATCAGTTTTGAGTTTTCACGAACATAGTCAATAATTGCATTTGGCAAGTATTCATAAGGCAATTCTGGGGGAATGAAAACACCGAAAATATCTATTGGATCTGATTCGTGAACTACGTTAGAAGTAGGTTCAATTTGTAACGGTTCATTTTCTGCCTGTTCGCATTCATGAATTTCATTAATTGGCTCTTGAATCTGTTTTTCAGTTCTTGGGAATATGAATCCGTATTGTTTTGCAACATGGAAAAGAGTACCAATTGAAATACCTTCTCGTTTGAATGATCGCCACCGGGACTGCATATCAGATTCACCAGCATATTTTTCAGGTGATGTACGCGACCAGTCATCCCATATTTTAAACCCTGAATCTCCAAATTCCGCTTTGAGTGACATTCCAATTTGTACCCAGTCATCGTTCATCATAGAAGCGGGAATTAAAGAAAGCGCATTCAGGACGTTTTGCATTGAGTCTTGAATATTAGAAGAAAGATTCAGTTTACCTGTTGTATGTTTCTTCGCTT